CTCCCACTCGGGGCATTTTACATAGCCCCCCAAACCCTAGAAGGGTTTGGCATTCTGCAGCTTGATGCGAGCGGCTGCAGGGCGCCCACTACGGTGAAGGTGCTCTGTCCTGACCACATCGTTATCGTAGTCAAGCAAAAGCCCCTTCAAGAGGGCATGCCATCCATCCAGCCAGTTGACTGGACTTTTGGCCGAGTTCACCCAACCCCTAACGAAAGGAGCGTGGTGGTCCTCGTCTATCCCCTGGACCTCATAAAGGCCATGGGGGGCAAGACGGCCCAACACCGAAGACGTCTCGGCGACATACGGATAATGTCCATCAAGGACCTTCTCCAGAACATCGTCGAGCATGCGCACGAGGCCCATCATCCCAGCTTGGAACAGCTGGTTGCGGGTCTCAACCGTGGACATGATCTCGGTCACGTTGTGCAGTGACTGGGGGAGCACCTGACGGAATCGGACAATTGACACGTCCTCTCCACGATAGTACTCCTTCCCACAAGACTCTCTGAACCCTCCGGTCCAGAAACTCTTGGCGGAATTCACCTTGAAGCCGTAAAACTCCAAGGAGCGCATCACAGTTTCAGCATGTGCGTTGGGGACAATGATATCGTCCCCGTACACTCGCACACTGTCCTGGAGCCCCTTAATCGAGGCCCAGGAGTAGGGCTTGTTACCCTGACTACTGATCGATGCTAGCACCACGGTCGCGAAGACCATGGCTTCGATCGGAAACGTCAGAGCAGAACCCATCGACGCGTACTTTTGCAGGGGGATTACCCCTACTTCCGGTACGTCGGCTCGCAAGGAGCGGCAAACCTGGAAAGCCTCATTCACATGAGGCCAATTCTCCAGGAGCTCCTCAACAAGCCAGTTGGGCACACGGTCAGAAGCCTCACTCAAATCGAGTGTGGCCAATGATCCATCCTCAGAACCCACACGAGCCATGACCTGGTTAGGCCATTGCTCACTAAACCCCACAAAGGAGCGGGATTTAGGGCAAGATTCCAAGAGATCAACGAGTGGCCCCATAAGCGCCTGCTGTATATACTGCATGCAGGTTGGCTCAAGGGCAATCACTCGCGGCGTGCTTGCTGTCTTCGGGACGAGCGTCACCTTAACGGGACGTTCATCCTCGGGCGACCGCCAGAGTACGCGATCCAGCGCATATGCGTGACGCCAGTTGGGCAAAGCATAGTCCCCATAAGGGAATAGCTGCTCCAGCCGGTCTGTCCATTCGAACTGACAGAACTTCTGGTTGCCATCTAGGCGATCGGCAGTTTTGCCGGGACCATGGGCTGGGACGAGATCACCATCATAGATGATTTTGTCCAGACGCGTCATAGCGTCACCAAACACGGTCAGGAAGGTCTTCTTTAGAGGGAGAATATCCCTGTTGAAGAAGTCGGGGCGCGAAGTAATGCGCTCCAGTGTCTCTTCGATCTGACGGTCTGTTTCCAG